CGTTGGGAGCATGCTCCCATCGCGCCGCGCGATCCGAGGTGCATCGCACTGCTTGGCAGTGCGCTCTTGCATCCTGTCACGGATCAAGATCCCTACGCGATTCACGCGTAGCAGCTTTCCTTCGAAGGAAAGACGCCGGATTTATGAAATCTGGCGACACGTATCTTATACGTGTCAAGCGCCTGGCCGCTAGGGTCAGGCAGATGGTCTACGATGGCCATCAGGTACCGGCTCTATATAGTCGGTTCTTCACACCGTTCCCGGTTGTGAGGGCAGCTGTTTGGTTTCAGCTGCTTAAGGTTTCGAGGGCCCTCCCCGAAGCCTGCCCCTGCACACAACGTGCAGAGGTTGAGGCCTTTTATGATAGGGTCTCTGTTCCGGCACCTGATGTGCCGGAATCCTCACTCCGTCGTTTTGACGGGCTGAAAAGCTTTGCCATTCCTAATGTCAAAGTTACCTGGGAGGATTTCTCAGGTTGTTCTGCGTCATATCAGCATACGCGGAAACAAGGCGGGCGTGGAGCCCGTCTGAAGGGTAAGAACTTTCCTACCCCTAACTCATTTGACGGTTTACGTCAGATGAGGCAGCCTACCCGGCCCCTTGCGAGGACCGGATTCGCTGTTCCCGGTAAGGTCGTTACCGGGACTCGCGATGCTAAGGTTATCGCGATACCCGAGCTTGGTTGTAAAGCTCGGATCCTCACCAAAAATGATGAGGCACTCGTGGCCCAAGGCCACGCTTTTAGGCGGGAATTATTCCGCCTATTAACAACGTTTAAGCACGTTGTTACGAGTGAGGGTCTCAAAGACCCTGACTTGGAGGAGTTGACATTTGAGGGTGCCCGTAGGGGCGCCGTCTACTTCTCAGGCGACCTTTCGGCCGCCACTGATTACCTGTCCAGGCAGGTGATCGACAGAGTCTGTACGGCTCTGAACGTGGACCCTTTGACGGTCTACGTGGACACGGTTGATGGAAAACCGTGCCTTCGGGGGACCTCTATGGGTTTACCCCCGTCGTGGCCAATCTTGTCGATTTGCCACTATGCGATAGCAGGCGAGGTTGATCCTCGCCATAACTTTCGCATCAAAGGCGACGACATTGTCGCCTTTTGGACTCCCCAACAAATTGAGGAGTATATCTCTAAAATGTTAGAGATTGGCTTCGTGGTTAATCGTACGAAGTCATTCACTTCACAGTT